TAGGAGGGGAAGATCGTATAGCCTCTTCTTTTCTAAACTCTGATTTACATTCAGTGGTGAATACAATGGAACATATTCGTAGGTATCATAGAACCCTAAATCAATGCAAGCATATGATTTAGAAGATCCTTGTTCTTTACTCAACCGTACTATGTACTTGTTTGGTAAGGAACCAGCCTTAGCCCTTTTCCTAAGGAACCAGGAGAAATACCTGGCTAATTTCCTTTGGTACGGTGTGAAGGTTACAAATGGTTCTACCTCTGGATCAAGGTGAAAACCTAATCCACCCAGCTCCCGAGCCACGAAGAGATTCCTTTTTCCATTTCGTGTAGCTTTCTTTAGGAAGCGACGATGATAATGGAGGAACCTCCGGTGAGCACGAAGTTTGTTGGTGGCACCAGCGATAACTGAGTCATACCAATCCCAGATTGGTTTATCTCTTATCTCCTGGCGACCTGTTGTTTTTGCTTTTCCAGTTAACAAACCTACATTAAGGAAACCGTAACGGGTGATTTCACCAGTAACACGATTTTCATGGAATAAGATGGAATTCATGGTGAAGAAATTTGAATGGATGTAGTTTTTACCGATGGATAAATCAAACCCAGCGGCGAAAACTTTCTCCTTCCAGACTTCATAGAATTGGTCATTACATGGGAAGAGGATATCGTCCCCATTGACGTAAACCGGTAAATCAACCGGGTCAACGGTGGATCCCAAGTATTCCTCCATAGCGTACCAGTACGCACAGAGGTTAATAATACAAAGGATTGGAAACGATAGAACTGAGCCCATCAACTGTCCATTTTGTTGGAGAGCCGAAGGAAGTTCCTTCATTACACCATCGAAATTCATTTTAGGATAATGAAGTTCTTGTTGGTAAATGACTCCTCTTAAGATATCCTTAAGGTGAGGTGAGTAATCCGACCTACGAAGCATGGCTTCAAAGCAAGATGCAGTCAATCTAATATCGACTCCGTCTGTAGCTCCAGAGTAATCCCCAGAAACCCACTTGTCAAAAGTGACATTGTACTTTTCTTGAAAAGTATTCCTTTTACTTTGAAGAAATACAATGTCAGAGGTTTCTAAAGGCTTACCAGTGGCTATGAAAGTAACCATAGATTGAAGGTATTCCCAGGATTTCTTCTGGGCATCCCTGGCAATCCAATAAGGTACACTTTCACCAGCAGATATAAGTCTAACCTTTAAAGGTTCAAGAATGGCTTGTACTCTTACTTTAAGGGGACGTGTTCCGAATTCTTCATAAACGTCATCTATAAGCTGGTCAACGTTATCAGGAATCACAGGTGCATAGACAACACGTTTAACACCGTTGTTGTCGATAACATCTACGAAATCCTCACCATAGTGTTGTATTAACCAGTTTCTAACATCTTCCCTTTGTCCACCCTTCGAACGTGAAGTGGTGTAAGAAGCTGATAAAGAAGCTTCATGGAGAGATGAACGGGAAAATTTACCGAAATGGAAATTATTCCTGTCAAGAAAGCGATTGATATAACCCAGCATAGCAATAGCTACTTCACCCCTTGGTGGAGTTGATAACTTTTGTCTATGACCCTGGTAGGAACCTGCAACGAAGATTGGGGAGGCTTCCTTACAACCCCTCTTAACTCCTTGGAGTATCGCCCAAAACAAGTTGGTTGATGCCTTACAAGGGTGTAAGAGACGGATCTTAAAGAAACGCTTCAATCTCCCAGTATAGAGAAGGGGGTTAGAACAATAGTTCATATAACCTTCCGGAACCTTAGGTAGATCGTTTTTGAGATAGAAAGCAAAGAAATATGCTGTAAAGAACTTAGCGTATTTAATGAACATGCTTTCCGGCCATTGTTTCACAACTCTAAAAATCTCAAGTTGTTCGTATAAAGGGAACCAGCCGAATTTCGGACAAGTGTCGAAGACAACTTCGAAAAAGCTTAAAGTGAATTCAATCGCTTCAAGCACACTTGTACCCTTTATAAAAATTCTGGTAGGTGTTAAAAGTTTTCCATCTAGACACTTACATGCTGTTTGCCTTTCGGCTTCAGTCTTAAGGACTAGTGGAGTTAAAAACTCTACACCTTGA